AGGGAGTCTACGTGTAGGCTCCCTCTTCGGTGGACCTCTCCCCCGCGATCCTGCGAGGGGTGAGAAGGAATCCCCAAGGGCGACTTCCTGAGTATTGGAGCTCAGGGGGTCGCAACTCAAATCCTTGGAGAACCACCGCTGCGTCTTGGGGATCGACTATAGGGTCGGCCCCGAAGCGTGTGAGTGTCCGCGCGATCCTGCGCGCGATACGAGGTGATGGATTCGGTGTGTGACAGAGTAGTGGTAGGAGGAGACGGATGCGCTTGATCCCTCGGTTTGAAAACCGTTTGGTCTCGCGTAGGGCTTTCAGCATCAAGGTTGGGGACCGAATAATGTCGTCGTTGTAGCCGGTGCGTAGGCGGTGCCCGGCGATGTTCCGCAGCTGTCCGATGGGTCGCTCTTCGGGGCGCCCTCGGAACTGGTTGTGGTCACGTCGCGCGAGCGCTGCTTGTGCTTCCGGCTCGATTGATGACAAGCGAATTCCGGTCGGTTGGGTTGGGAGGTTTCGGAGATCTTTCGAAACCTCCCGCCAGTCGTCATCGGCGGACTGTATGATGGTGGAGACGGGTCCACGTCGTGTGAAAGACGCGAGGAGCGCTCTATAGGCTCGTGCGTCCCCACGTGTGGAGATTTGACCCCCGTTTCCGCCAATGTTTATCGGTCCGTTCGGTGTCCGCGCTGGGCGCGTGGTTGCCAGTGTGTGCTTGACGAGCCTCGCAATTGCACCTTTGAGAGAAGGTAGCTTTTGTGCGAGGCGCTCGCGCACAGCATAGGTACCGTGCTTCCTCCCGCGGAACAGTAAATTCGCTGCAGAGAGTTCCCGTAGGCCATCGACTTGGGAAGCGGCCGCGTGGTGGTAACTGGTCCGTTCGATCTGTTTCTCGCAGAAGACGCCTCCGACGACACTGATCAAGCTCTTGGTGACATTTATCTTCAGGCCTGATTCCTCGGTTCTCTTGTGGTACGCCTCGATCCGAGTGCGTGGCCAAAGAGCAGCGAGGTCATCGCCGCAGATGACAAATGTCCGATCTGAGCTGATTTGGTGTCCGTCGGACGCGTTGAACGCGTTGAGTACAGAAAGGACGGTCCAGGAGATCCCGAGGCCGAGGAGAGTACTGTTTTTGGTGTACCTCCATCCCCCGTCGATGCTCTGCAAATGCTGTGGTCCGACTAAGGCGAGTGCTGCTGCCTTTCGGTCCTTGCTCCAATCGAGAGCTACCGCGATCCCTTCGATGATCGCCTTGGCCCTGTCGTGGGATATCCACTCGGTTGCCGCGGTCAGGTCTGCCGAATACACCAGTAGTGCGGGGGCGCCCAAAACCTCTGGTTTTGGGTCCCGCATAATTGGTTGTGTATCGGTCAGTCCTGCGCGGAACCAAGGGTGTCTCGCGAGCAGGGGGATAGTTTCTCCTGAAAGAGCTCGGCCGAAGTGGGTGGCGGCGCTGGAGTGCACGGTGGCCACTCGGACCTTTCCGACTTCGGGGATCCCGACCGGCTTGAACGTGAGTCGGCCGGCCCCTGAGGTTCTGGCGAGGTTCCACTCCGTGTATAGGAATGTAGAACGCGGCGTGGGTAACGGTTCTGTAACCCATGGCTGCTTGAGCTCTTCCGCCCGGCGCCTCCCTGATGGTGGCGCCGCCTTTAGTTGCTGTTTCCTCTCTGTCATGAGTTGTCTTAATGCTGTACGGCAACCACCTTTGCTTGCAGGTACTTCTAATGAGGCCCGTAGGTTCGGGAGAGGGGCAATGGGTTGGCCCCTCCAGGACTGGTCCCCGTCGATCTCGTTGAGGATTGACTTGCTGAGCTGAACCTCCTTGCGATGTACACAATCGCGTAGGAGGTCTCGAGCGAAGTGAGTCAATCGGGTCAACTCGTCGGCGGGGGCGGGCTCTCTTTCGGTCGTCCACTCTTCCTCCTTCTTGCGAATCGCTCGATCCACGAGATGATGCACGGGAAGGGGGAGGGCTCTTCCAAGCGAACTAGCTTGGAAGAGCCTCGTGTAGGATGTGAGTCTCGCGTGGATGAATGGTAAGTAGGCGGGGTCGACAGGGAGTTTCTCCTGACGGAAGTTCCATTCGTCAGGGGGACCCTGCGACCTCAGCCTCCATCCAAACGAGACGCCCTTCACGAAGGGGAGACCGATGAGGAGTACGTTCGTAATATAGCAAAGGTAGTTGTGGGCGTTCCGCGTATTGGCGGGACCGGAGGGCAAGCTGAATTTCCCGTGGACCAGTTCCCACGCTGTTCCAAGCGTGTGAAGGTTCTCGGCGATTACGGCTGCCCGTTCCCGGTACCGCTTCTCCCGTCCGTAGCGGTTTGCGAGATCTTGCACCGGCTTCGGATATGCGGGATGCCCTGTATGGCGTTTTGACTTCTGTCGCACACAAATCAGGCTGGCACGTGCGATAAGCACCAGCCCTGCCATCCTGGAGTCTGAGAGTCGCATGCCTCGGCGTGCGACCTCCTGGGCGGTTGAGAGGAGGCCTAAAGACGTGATTGGTATGTCACGTACGGCTTTCTTTCCCCTCCGGACTCCTGGTTTCTTCCCATTTCCGCGGACAACGCGGATGTCGTTCATATTCCATATGGG